ATAAGACGTATAAACCATCTTTGTTGACCTTGATACAAGCTACATCTACAGCTTTACTGATAATATTTAAAAAATTATCAGCGAAATCTTTTTTAGCCAGTTTAAGTTCCATTTGCTATCTTCGGTTTTTTTTTATTATTAGAGTCAATTAACTGGTTTACTTTATCGGTTAATATGTTAACCTTATTCTCTAATTTATCAATAGCATTTATAATATCTTCGTACCGAGTTTGTTTGTTTAAATTAAACTCTAACTGATTAGGATCAGAAGGTGGAAGGTTAGTTTCCTGTATTTGTTGTACTGGTGGTGCAATAAACTGAAAATCAGGCTGCACTATCGGTTGAGGTGCAGGTTGTTGAACCAGTCTCTGTTGTTGAGGTTGCCTGATACCCATAGCTGGTAAGATATGAGAAGGCATAACCTTACTCATATCTACATCCGACACTTTAAGACCACCACCTACTTCTGCAGCTTGTCTCTTAATACCATTGATATCACCTTGTAGCTGCTTTGCGAACATTGCAGCCATCATGATTTCTTGGCTACCTACTTGACTAGTAGATACAGCAAGCCTCTGAAGCTCTGCTTCGTTCAGAGGCCTGTTTTGCTGTGGTTGTGGTTGATTGGCCATTATAGGTTATCTAACCCGTTTAAGATATCTAATACTTTATCGTCGTTAGAAGTTGTAGCTTCTACTTTAGCTGCAGGTTTTACTGTAGCTTTAGGTGCTGGAGTATCATAAGGAACATCTTCTTCCTCTTCTACTACAGGTGCTGCAACAGAAGCTGCTTCAGCATTACCATAATAGTGTTCGTCGATAAACGCCTTAATCTCTTCACTAGACTTACGATCTACAAATGTATTTAAGTCGTAAACGCTATTTAAGATCTCTTCTACCTTGCTATCATCTAAACCTTCGATAGCAGATGCATTTAAGAACTTAGAAGCTGTATAAGTTGGGTACTTAGGTGCACCTGGCTTATCAGATACTAACTCTACTTTAATACGTAAGTTGCAGCCTGCTTCACTTAAGTCGAAAATCTTAGCACCGAACTCTTCTGAATCGTCACCATTGATAGCAGATTGAATAATCTTATCTAACTGCTTACCATAACGTAATACTTTAATAGTACCGTTATTTTCTGGTTTCTTAGGATCATTAACAACATAAACGTTTACTAACCAGTTTTCTTTACGACGTAGGTTAGCTTTAGCACGTTCTTTTTCTTCGTTCGTACCATCGCGTAATACTTTAAAGTATAGCTCGCTTACAGGGCAACGATCGCCCCAAGTGGTAGGAGAAGTAATACTAGCATATTTGCCAGTACTAATGCTATTCCAACCATGATGGAAGTAATGAAGAATAGTTTCTTCTGGGTTCTTAATATTAGGTAATAAACGTACTACATAAGGCTTTTCACCTGGTTCAAGTTGTAATAAGTTACGATATGCTGCGCCGTCGCCCGTTTTAGTTTTAGCTTTGTCTAGAGCATTTTTAATGCTTTCGAACATATTTGAGTTATAAGGTTTCATATTGAATGATATGGTATATTAGTATGGTTTTATTTTTTATCAAGTGAAAGTTTGTTTATTCTCTTTAATCCTTCCATTATAATTTTCTTAGCTCTGGATGAGTTATTCAATCGCATTTTAAACTTAACAATATCTGTTGCAACCGTCTTTAAATAGATTTCTTTATCTTGGGCTTGCATGCTATTGAATATGTATTCAAAGTTTGAAAGAGATAGTAAAACATATAGATTGATATGTTTGTTTCTATAATCTTCTAGACTTCTCCATGTATAACCAGCTTTTTGATTACAGTACTGTTCTAGAGTTATTTGTTCATTAATACAAGTAGTAGCCAGATACTTTAAGGATTCAAGAATATGTTTAATGTGGCCATCAGTGTCGGGTAGTTCTTCGGCCCTCTGACTTTGTAAGAGAGAGTAACAGGCAATGGCTTTTTGCGTGAGGTAGAAGTTGAGCGGGAAGTGTTCTTCGTCTTTGTAGATGACATAGGGTGCTAATAAAAAGTCTTTAATGTTTATTTGAGGGAATCGTTTAAAAAACATATCCAAACGAACGCAAAGTATACCATCTGGGGTTTTGTCAAACCCTTCAAAGTCTTTACGTGCTTTCCAAGGCTTGTTTTGATGACCTCTAGATACACTTAAATATGTGTTGTAAACTTGTTCTACGCTCATTAAGAGCTATATTGTAGTATCTCTCTAACAACTTTGCTACGGCAAAGGTTACTATTGTATTTTAAAAATAGTAATATTGCCTCTCTTTCGCTATCAGTATCAGTTAGTTCCATGAAGATTTTACGGTACAATTTATTTTTGACTATTAATGAAAATATAGTCACATTGTTAAGTTTTTTATTGTGAATAATAGAACAAAATGAACCAAACTTAATAAGTTCAATCTCAAGCTCATCTCTAGCCAGTTGGCTAATAGGAGTTTCTATGACAGCTTCTTGTAGTGCACCTACTATACCAGACATATTATGTTAGTGGCGTGAGTAGTTTGGTGAAATTTAAAAACGTTTCCGTTACTTTTCCACCCGCTGCATATTCATGTCCGCCTCCTTCGCAGATTTTAGCAGCTAACTTTGATAAGTCTACATCACATGACTTGTTTTTGCGAAATGATACATGTGAGTTGTTTGAGTTGACAAAGAATACAATGTCAGCTGGGTGGGTGTTTATCATGTAATCGCAAATTTCGTTAACAAACTTTGTACCGTGAGTGCCGTATATTGTACGCTTAGCACCACCTATAGACACAGTTCCTTGATATATTTCAAGAGAATCTATAGCTTTGTTTTTACGGTCTACATACTCTTTTATAATAGCTTTCTCCTGTGTAGTAAAAGGATAAAAGCCGTTGTAGTATTTTTCTAAAAATATTTCAGCACGCTGCTTTGTAGAGGTCTTTTGCGTGTTCGTGTAAAGACAGTTCAGTTCGTATGTTTCAGGTAACTTAAACTGATAACAATCATAATCATCAGCAAGGGCAATAAAATATTTTTGTTGCTGAGTCAGTTTAGTTAGCTTACCTAATGTCTTAAAATGGTTATAAGCTTTTTTAGCACATGAAGAGGTTTCACTTACATGCACTTCTGCATTTTTATAAACCCCTAATGCATTAACATGTGTTAAGTGGTGGTCAATAATAACAATATTTTTTCTATCAACTAAGTCAGCATTCTTAGCTACATCTAAGTCTAAGATGTAAATCTTATCAAAATCATTTGGGTTGTTTTCATTTAACCAGTTTAAATACTCTTTACGAAAGTTAGTTACTGTAGTGGTCTTAAAAGCTATTTGACCAGGCTCAGCACCGAGTGCCCAATGCAGGGCCAACAAAGCAGCAACTCCATCAATATCGAAGTCGGTAAAAACGTATATCTTGTTAAAGCTCACTATAATCTATTTAAACTACTTGCTTATTTTTTCAAGCTTATTTTCCAAGTCCATTACTTCATCTAAACCGCTGCCGGATTTATTACCTGTTAAGCCAACATAGCCTTTATCTTCAGTCAAAGATAATGTGGTATAATCAATACGCATTGCTGTAGCAGCATGCTTTGGACCTAAACGATTCTTTACACCTGCTAGCTTAATAACTCCAAGCTCTTGGTCGCCTTCTTCTTGATAGATAGCCCATACTACGTCAGCAGTAAACGCTACACCTAAAGACTCGCTTACGGTATCCAGACTTGGTTTCTCCATACCTTCACGGTTAGTTTGAATAGCACTAACTACAGGCATATTGAAGAAGTATGATAGTGCTCTTAGTTCTTCTGCAGCCACCTTACCTTGTTCATAAGAGTTCTCACCTTGTGATGCCTTTATTAGTCCAAGATAGTCTATAACGAGTATATCCGGTTTTATCCCAGACTTTACTAAAGACTCAAGATAGGCCTTAATACCTGCTACGGTAATGGATTTCGGTGGGAATTCCTTAATGATGAGTTTGCGTTTATGTGTTTCAGTAACGCCTTTAAAGTATGAATCTAATGCACCTATTTGACCTTGTATTTCGTTAATAGGGATTTTAGAAAGATGGCTACTAATACGTTTAGCATACATCATTTCAGGCATTTCTAAAGATATAAGGACTGTTGTTAAACCTTTTGCAGCCATATTAGAGGCTACGTTACCTAAAAAGATAGACTTACCTACATTAGTTGGTCCTAAAAATAGATAAAGTGCTCTACCGTTCTTAGCTAAACCACCACCGATTTTATCGTCAATAAACTCCCAACCTGTAGGTATTACTTCATTCTTTGTACCAAGTTCATTAATGATCTTTTCGTATTCACCGAAAAAGTCTAAACCAATATCACTTGTTAAGGCTATATTACAAGCCTTTTCAAACATTGATAAGAACTTGGGGTAATCAGCTTTTTCCTTAGATACGTCATCTACTATCTTTAGTACAGTGTTGTATACTACTTTCTCTTTAAAGAATTGTTCTGTATTAGCAATAAGCTCATCCATATTAAGAGCTGTATCGTATTGCTTATATGTTGTTACTGTATCTTTAAATAGTTTTAGATCTTCTTCTTTACTGAGATACGTTTTGATCTCAGTAATAGTAGGTAAAGCTTTACGTTTAGTGTAAAAGTCTCTAATAATACCTATAACAAGC